ACTGGGGTTATTATTAATATTCAAACCCGATACTACATAACTTGTATCTCTACGTGGGTTACGTAAAGCCTGTGGATCGCTTACAGGGTACATACCTATCTGTAACTGTGGCTGATCTGGCTCCCAACACGTAGGACATACTAATATATTGGTTATCTTAGTCTTTATGGTTAATGGGCGCAATGTTTTAAGTAGGTATTCCATACCACAACGATCACACTGTGATATTGCAATCTTACCTCTAGCATACTTAGAGCTCATTAAATAAACGCCATCCTAGGAACCACACGTACAGGAGCTTTTTCTCTATTTTCGTCCGCAGCTAATTGAAACTGCTCATCATATACCATCTTCAACGCTTGGGCTCTTTGTAAGTCCATACCCGGAAGCTTCATAGCTAAGTAATAAGCTAAGCCAGCTACAAGCGCAGGTAAGAAAAGATAAGGTATATCTTGCGTATTAACGCCGTCACCAGCGTCTTGCATTCTTCTTAAGCGCCAGTACACAAAAGTATATTGGGAATCAGGAGCTTGCGGTGTAGGCCACACATTGATTGTTGGACTAGCTACACCTGTAGGAGTTGTTGCTCCTGATTGTCTGTTTATCCACACTTGGATCGGTTTACCTAGTGCATTCTTATTAGGAATTGTCGAGTAAGTAGAACCTGAAATTCTTGATATAGTTATATCGGATTGGTTTTGGCCTGACCCTGTACGTATTACATGATCTAATAAGTCAACGGTGTCTACAGGTAGTGGGTATACCGCAACACCTGTATTAAGCACAATCTGTCCTTGTTCTACAGTCCAGAGGTTTATACCCTTATTTCCCCACTCTATTAGGAGTAAGTTAAGAGAACGTCTAGCTGTCTTAAAGTCATAACCACTACGAAGTTCAGAGCCCGCACGTTCAAAGGCTTCTTCAATTATTTCTGAGAGGTCTATATTAAATAGTGCAGTTCCAGTAGTGGTCATTTCTTAGCCCGTTTGTTTTTAGTAAGAGGAGGAAAGCTTTTAGCTACTCCCCCTTTCTTATACATCTCTACAGCATTAGGATCGTCCTTACGAATAATCTTCTTACCTTTAGGCATCTTACTAGGGTTAATGTCACCCATGCCCCTGCTACTTCTCACAGTGACATCCATCTTTTATTATTGACAACTCTACTTATATTAGACTGTTGTGTATTATACATTTTGGCTAGCTTAGATTGACTAATCCCCCCTTGTGCATAAATCCTTCGTATATCTATTATATCAACTGTTGATAACTTTGCCATGCCGTTTAACTCACCCGGTTGTGGTTTAGATTTAGAACGATTTTTACTAACCCTATCCGCAATATTATCAGCATTTGTTCCAGTAAATAAATGTGATGGGTTACAGCATTTTCGATTATCGCATTTGTGTAAAACATGTAAGGGGTTATCTAAACTATCTAACAAGCCTTCCAGCACTGCACAAACTCTATGCGCAAAATTAGACTTTTTATTCCCCACCCCCATCCAGCCATATCCAGATTTTGAAACATGAGCAGTCCAATTCCAACAATCATTAGCGCCGATCTTATTTACTTTAGCCCAAAATCTAGAATCTAAGGTGTCCATGTTAGCAAATCCGACCTTTTGTTTTGCCACGTTGAGCAATGCCATCACCACGTGATGCTTTAACAGCACCGCCATTCTTCATACCCGGTGTAAGCTTATTAGCCATAGGCCTTTGTAAGTCAGCGTTACGCATTTCGTCCATTGCAGGGTTTGATGCTACAGGTGGTTTTACCATAGGGGGAGCCATAGGTGCTACAGGCCTTGCCATAGGTGTTGGAGCTACAGCAGGTCTTGCTACAGCGACTGGACGGTCATTTCTTCTAGCAAGCATTTCACTTTCAATGTCAGCTCTTTTAATAGCCTCAGATGCTTGCTTACGTTTTACTTTGGTATCTTCTTTTTTAGATTTCATTATACAAACCTACCTTTGGTTTTGCCTTTGGTTGCACAACCGTCAGCAGCTTTTACAAAGCCACCAGCTCTATAACATTTACCACCATCTTTCATCTTTTTAGCAGGTTCAGACTTCTCACCTTTAGCGTATTGCATAGGTGTGATCTTACCAGACTTAATAGCCTTAGCTTCTTTAAGCTCTTCGCCTACAGACTCTTTACCTTTAAACATTTTCTTTAAATCAACTTTTTTAGCTGCCATTTTACCACCCTCGTTAAATTAGTTATTTAGTACCGCACTTCCATCTTCTTAATGCTGCTGCTTTACGTGTAGGTTTACCGCTTTCGTCTTTCATAGGACCCGGAACCCCACTCATTCTAGCACAAAATGATTTCTTTCGTGGACCACCCTCTGGTTGAGGAGCCTTTAGATTAGAGCCTGTAGCTGCATTATATTTGGCTCTACCTTTTGCAGTCAAACCAGCGCCCTTAGACACAGGTAACTTTTCCCCTCTACCAACTGATAAGACTGGAGCTTTTTTAGTAGCCATTAGTGTTTAACCATATCAATAAACCAAGTAATAAGAGTAGCTACAGATGCGCCGATACCACCAACCACAAGTAACAACTTCCATCCGCCTTTAGCTTCAGAGAGTATTACACCGATATTTTTAAGAGCTTCTTTTATCTCATCAATATCTTTAACCATTTTATCCATATCTGCCTGTAAATGCCTTATGTCTGCACTATGGGTAGCAAGCTCTCTTACTGTTTGCATGGCTGGATCGTCTGTTCTTTGATGTTCCATATTATATAGAGTATCTGAGTTGTGTGGTTAGGTCAATCATTGTTTCTGCCCCATACAGTAATGTAAGAACCCGCAAGGAGGCCAAGACCTATAAGGGCTGGAATAACTGTTACATTGGTCGCATACGACACCAAACTAATGGCGTTTATTCCGGTTGTATTGTTGATCCACATACCCGCTGTTTGAAACATCGCTGGTGGAGTTGCCGCTGTAGGCCCACCAGCATACTGACCTTGCCCGGTCATCCGTTTAAGTGCCAGTGGAGGGTTGTTAATATACATTGTCCCCCATCTAGCCACGTTTGTTGGTGTACCTCCCGCTGTAGGCCAGCCGGGAATACTAGGTGTATTTGCAATAACATTGACTAATAAAGGCGTTGAAATCTGCTTAGCAGTCATTAAGATTGCCGTCTCACTAGGCGTAGTAGTACCTACTAGTACTCTTGCAATAGCCGCCCCCGCGTAGCCTGCGATATAATACTCAACCCTTAATTGCAGGAACGGGTCTGTCCATGATACTGTGGATGTGCGAATGGCAGTCGCTGTTAGAGGGGTACTTGTACCTAAAAAAACCCAGTTTTTACCCCCTGTTGCTGCGGTAGAATTTAGCATTGCTCTAGTGACTGTATTAGCCCCCATAGCATTGGCTGTGCCCGCAGTTAAACCTGAAGCAGTGCCTGTACAGTTTGTTAATACACCACTAGAAGGTGTACCTAGTACATCACCATTAACTAATACCGACCCAGCAGTTCCTACCGCTACGCCTAATGCCGTTGTTACATTAGCGCCTGTAAGAATAGTAGAAGGGGCAATACCTGCACCGCCACCAATAACTAAAGAGTTTGCAGCTAACGCAGCAGAAGTAGCCCACGCTGTACCACTTGAGAAATAAGGAATACCACCAGATGTTCCAGCTACGGTAAACGCTGGAGTGGTTGTAGGAGTTGCTACCGAGATTAAACCACCAGTAAAACCCACAGAAGTTACTGTACCACTGCCCCCGCCACCGCCAGCAGGTGTGGCCCATGTACCATCACCACGCCAGAATGTAGTAATAGATGCTCCAGTACCACCATCAAGTGCACTAACAGCTACTGCCAAAGTTCCACCTAATGTTAAAGAACCCGAAGATGTAACCGTACCGCTTAAAGATAATCCTGATACAGTGCCTGTTCCACCAACGCTAGTAACTGTACCTTGAGGGTTTGCTGCCGTTGTTACACTTGTAACTTGACCTTGTGAATTAGTCGTAATAACAGGGATTAATGATGTAGAGCCATAGACTCCAGAAGTGCCTGTGTTAGTAATAGAAAATTGATTAGTAGCTAATGTTAGCCCAGTACCTGCAGTGTATGTTTGTGCAGCTGCAAATTCTATAAAAACTAAAGCAGTTGTACCTATAGTAATAGGTAAAGGAGTTTGTTGCACCC